TACTATCAGTTCCTGATTCGCCTGCGCCTTTTTTCTCTGCGCCGTGGCCTTTTGAGTTAGCACTCATTGACTTTGAAGCTTTTCCGCCTGGTACGTTAACGTTCCCTGCGTTATCTTCTTTAGCCGAGTCAGCTTTCCCGCCTTTTTCATCTGCACCTTGTGCAATGTTACTAGCAGTTCCACCCATGTCGTTAGCGCCAGCTACTGGTGATTTGGTGTTTGCACCATTGTCGCCCATATTAGCTGTTACTTTTTCAACATACTCACGCATTTCAGTGTTGGCATCTTTTTTGCCTTCAAATGCTGGTGCTACTTCAAGATCGGCTTCAGGAGCAAATGCTTCCTCTGCCTCATCGTCACCTTCGTCGTCTCCAGCGTCCATATCCATTTCTGGTTCTGCATCGCCTTCGCCTTCGTCACCGTCTTTGTCGCTCATCATAGCGTCAAATTCAGCTTTTAGGTCATCGAATGTATCTTCTAAATCAGTAACTCTGTCTTCAATGTCTTCGTCATCTGATTCATCACCTTCTTCGCCGTCTGCGGCAATATCTGCCATCATGTCATCAGCGGCATCGCCACCCATGTCATCTTCTGCTTCTGGTGTAATTTCGTCTACAAAGTTTTCGTCAACTTCTTCGTCTGTTGATTCGTTAGTTTCTTCGTCGTCGCTTGACTCATCAACTTCTTCGTCAGTAGTTTCATCTACTTCTTCATCAGTTGCTTCGTCTACTTCAACTTCTTCTACGTCATCTTTTAGTAAGTTTTCGTAGATATCGCGTGATTTCTCAACTACGATTTCGTGGAACAATTCTTCTGCTCCCGCTTTGTCTTCAGCAATTAACTTTTCAAGCATTGCTTCAAATTTATTTTGATTAGCCATTTTATTATCTCCTCCTGTTGTTTAGATACGATAAGCTGTCAGTTGTATTTATGGTTTTTGATTAAAAGGGTGGTTAAACCGGGCAAAACGAGCCGATTTTACATTAAGATTGTAAATTCACAAATTTGTCAGTGAATTCTGCTACTGTAATATGAGATAAGTTACCTAAGGGTCTTAAATTGTCTGGTGTGTAATCTTCCTTATTCTCTACTACACGTATATATCTCTTTCCAACATTTTTTTGAATTACTATTCCTGTTTGTCTACTCCAATTGCCATGATATGTTGCTACTTCTTCACTTCTTTTATAATTTTGTGTATTTGCAAACAAATTATTAATTTTACCTTCTATTCCTTCGTAGTCAAAGCCTAGTATGTATATTTCGCTATGTTGGTGATCTTTACCATAAGACGCTAACCATAATGCTGTAGGACCACTTGACCACCCTAACGGGTCAGTAAAGTAATTAAAACAATGAAATTTTTCGTATAGTTTGTTTGGGTTAGTCCACACATTATTATGATGTTGGTACTTTGAATTGTTAATTTCAGTAACCATCTTAGTATCTACAGCAACAAGATAGTCGGGTCTTAGCCCTGATCTGTAAACAGCGTTACAAGCATACAATGTTCCGTGTGCTTTAAGTGGTTCTAGTGGTATAGGTTTTCTTGACGTGCCGTTGCCAATAACAAATGCTATTGACATTTTTAAACAGCCTGTTCTGCATTCGCGGCAAGTCCATACATTTGTCTTACGAAATGTAATTCCTTGACACTTTCCTCTTTGTGCAAATCAGATGCTTTACGCATTTTGTTTATCTGACGTAGTGTTAAGCGTGTCTTACGTGTGTCGTCTCGTTTCATAATTGAATCATCAGACTGTGGATCGTAAGAGTTGTTTTCAACTGGCTCCAAAGTTTCTTTATCAAAATAAAATAGTTCACGTAGTATCATGTTAATATTTATCCTTCGGCGCCTGGTACTGGAGTTTCACCTGTTACTGTTTCAGGTGGCTCGCCTGCTCCGCCATCTTCTGGTGCTGGTGCATCTGGATCAACTGCTTCGTCTTCCATTCCACCAAGGTCTGCTGTCATGCCTGCGGCACTAACACCTGCTCCACGCATTTCGCCTGCGGCGTCTGTTGGAATAGGTTGTAAGTTTTCATCATTCTCTTCACGCCAGAACTTTTCGTTCTCTGCAACTTCTTCTGCACTTAATCCTAAGAAACGTTTTAGTGCAAATCTATTTGAAACATAAGGTACTGCACTCATTTGTGTGAATGTTCCAACTCTTGCATTGTCAAGTTCTGATTGTCTGTAACTTGCAAAGTTTTGTGGTGGTTGCATTCTTAGGTCAAACATTGCTGTGTCAATGTTAATACCTTTTTCTAATAGGTAACGTTTAAAGTCTTGATTAAATTGTTCTGTTAAAAGTCCTTGTAGTCTTTCACAGTAGGTGTTAAAACGTAACTCTTGAATGTATGCTGTACCCACTCGCCCATCTTGGAATGCACTAGCACCATCGTCAGGACCTGTAGGAAGATAAGAACTAGGAATACGCAAACCGCGTACCAACTTATTAGTAAAATATCTAAGATCATCAATCTCTCCTAAGTTTGTACCACCTGGTAGTGTTTCAACTTTAGATCCACGTCCTTCCGCTGTTTGTGGGAAGAAGTAATCTTCGTTAATACTTAATGGGTTATAGCTAGAGTCAATAACATTACTGCCTCCGCCTGTTGCACTAGGAATACGTCTTTGGTGTATATCTGTTTTTACACGTTCAACAAATTGCATTGCCAAGTGTGATGGCATATTACCTACATCAACGTAAAATACTCTACGCTCTGGTGCTCTTTGCACTCTGTAAATAATAATAGCATCTTCTAATAATTCTTTTTGTTTGTATACTTTAAATATACTTTCTAACAAACTGTTACCAAATGGAAAGTTGTTATCTAATCCTTCTGATAAACTTAGGTGTACAATATGTTCTGCATCAACTGCAAATTCTGATTCACCTTTTGCAAAACGTCCGCCTTGTAATGCTTGGTTAGGTGCACCTGTCATTCCACGTGAACCACCAGTCATATAACCATCACCACCACCTGTAACGTTACCGTTTGTTTGTAATGGAGTAGTTGCTACATTGGCAACAAAGTTTAAGTTTACATTTTTAACAACATACTGCTCAGGTTTTTTGCCTTCTGATTCGTTAACAATAATTTTTGTAACGTTTGCAGGATCAATGTAATGCCATTTTTTAGTTTCTGGATCTCTAATAAAAAATGCATCGCCATACTTAAAAGTATTACGTAAAATACGAAACATTTTTGTTTCAAAGTTTTGTACTTTACACCACTGTTGTAAGTATAGTTTAAGTGTTTGTACTTCTGTATTAGTTGCATCAGATTTGAAATCCATTAAGAACGGACTTCTGTTTGAAGTATTTTTTTGAGTTGTAAATTCTGCTAAAATGTCTAATGCCGCATTTACTTCACTATCGTTGTCCATAGTGTTGTATTGTCCGTATCTTTCAACACGATTTGGAGAACCTACATATACATCTGGCAAGTAACTAGAGTAGTTAGCTTGTGCTGGCCCCATACCTTGGTTAGTACTTCCGCCAAGTGGGCTATAACTGCCGTCTTGGGCAGAACCTGTTGGAACTGGCGTAAAATAACGTTTCCAGCTCATTATGCCGCTCCTGATATTGCGTTTGTCATAGCTTTTCCACCTTTAGTTTGTTTTTGAGTTCTTCTAACATAAGTGCGTTAGTACTATTTAACGAAACTAGCATCTGCGAGGACTTATCTTGACTCTCATTATTTACATTTAACACTTTGGTAAACGATGCTTTGGTTTCAGCATCCATATTTTTGTATTCTTCGTTATATTGTCCAATTTGTTTAATCAATTCTTTTAAATTTTTAGTTACTGCTTTAAGGTTAGCACCGTCCATAGCTTCAACATATGCCGCGATGCCTTGTAACCCATCTCCAATATTTTTAAGTCCAGCGGCATCAATATCAGCAAACGCTTCAAGGTCATCTGCCATCTTGGTCATTCCACCGTCATTACCAAATAAGCCGCCAATAAATTTACTAAAGCTATCCATAATACCGTCACCAGTAAATGCTGAAATACCTTTTTGTAAACTAGTTAATGCAGGACCCATAGCATTCATACTTGTTGCATCAATGCCTTCAAACGATTTAACACCTGCGGAAATTTTTTCTAATACACCTTCGCTCATAAACGATGCAACAATTCCGCCTTTAGCAAGACCCATAATATTATCTGTAAGTGGTTTTAAGGAATTACCAACGTCAAGTAATTTTTTGTCATCAAGATCTTCATACTTTTTCAAACTGACTGCAATGCTGTCAACGGCTGTAGTAATGGCATCAATTATTGCCGCAATTCCAAACGCCGCAACACCAACTCCAGCAAATGCTAAACCAATTGCCGCAATACCTGGTGACGCTAATGCTAACGGAGCCGCCATAGCCGCAACTGCTACTGTGAATCCAACTAATACAGCCGCGGCACCAATACCGCCCCACATTAATGCTTTACCCCACGATTCAAATTTTTCAATTATTGGGCCTAATGATTCAAACAATCCTCCCATTAGTCCATTTGATTTTGTACCTGCATTTTTATTATGCTCTGGATGTCCTGGTGGCGGACCTGTGTCAGCACCAAATAATGTTTTGATAGGATTAATAAGATACTTGGTTACTAGTTCGCCAATGCTTAACGTGCCCCAGTCCTTTTTAAAGTCTTCAACCATTGTACCAAGGTTGTCAAACAATGTTCCTAGTCTATCAACAAATCCTTGTATAGATGCTTGTGTTTCTTTTTTAGTAAACCACGCTGTAAGGTCTGACATCGCTGTTTGTATTTTATCAAATATCTTTGAGTCAAGCAATTTAAGCATAATAGTACTACGTACCTTTTCAATCATACTATCAAAGTCAGTAAGTGTTTTATCTTTGGCCCCAATAGCATCTAATTGTTTTTGTTCTGCTACAGTAAGTTTTCCACCAACTTCACCCATTTTTGATAGTGCTAATACAGCATCATATGTAGTATCACCTAGTGCTTGTGATTGTGCAATTACTGCCGCATTTTCCTTAACAAACCTTTTTGCTTCTTCTACTTGCAGATTAGTCATCTCTGCAAAATCATCTGCTGATAAAGAACCATCTCTCAATCCTTGTGCCATTGTTGCAAACTCTGGATTAGTTCGTAGCAGACTCTTTCCAAAGTCACTTAATGGAGCGCCGTTAGTTGCAATTAATTCTTTTATTGCTTCTTCCATATCCGGACTTCCACCTTTAATCAATGCTAAACTAGCATTCATCTGTTCTTTAACGCTATCGTCCATGTTCATGAACAATGCTTGTAATCTCTTATCAGTGCTTTGAGCTTTTAATTCATCTGCGGCTTGCTTTCTAGTCATACCTGTAATTTTAGAAAGTGCATCTAGTTGCATAATATATGCTGTAGTACCTGCGGCAAGACTTTTATCGGACCGGTCTTTTAATCTTCCTTGAATTCTTTGTAAGTCAATATAGTCAGCTGTAAACTCAGTTACATCTTCCATTGTCATACCTAGTTTAGAAAAATCTGTTTGTGATTGTTGTACAAACGTTGATATTCTACTAAACCTGTCAGCTCCTTTAGTAGCGCCACCAAATGCTACTGCTAACATCTGTGAATTTTCTTGTATTGTACCTGCTAAGGTAGCCATGTTTAATCCTGCTTCAGCGGCACGTCTTTGCATTTCAAACATACTAGTACCAAAGTCAATACCTGCTCCGGACAATGATCTGTACATGTCAATTTGATTGTCCATGAAGTTTAGCATTGTTTGACCAAGTGGTCCTATTATGCCGCCCAATATTGGTAATTTACCTGCTAGTCCTGTAACATGCTGTCCAAAGTCACTTATTCGATTACCGCCAGCAAGTAGTTCTTTACCAAGACCACCGAATGTTTGGATAGTATTACCTATTCCGCTGAATAGTCCTAATGAGTATCTATCAAATGCTTTTGCAGTATTTCTAACTCGTTCTGAAAGTTTTTTCTGTGCTTTGGTTGCGTCTTTCTTAGCTTCAGTACCTTCTGCTGTAGCTTGATTGTCTTGCTTAGATATACCAATACCTTTAGTTTTGACATCATTTGCCATCTTTTCAGTGGCTGAGCCTCCGCCCTTGGAGCCTTTTTCCATTAGTGCAACTAGACGTTGGAGAGTAGCTTCACTAGCCGCATTGCTAGTAACTCCATCCATTCCACCGCCTCTGTATGTAACATCAACCATTTATTAAGTACCTATATAACTCAGTTTCATAAATATACTATATGAACACTTATTATTTATCCGGAGAAAAACCATGCCAGAAATAGAAAGAAGCGGAGCCAATCCGTTACAGAAATATTTTAGGCAACCAAAAATTTACATTAAGTTGCCAAGCAACGGCAAATGGTATCCTAATGGAAGTTTAGAAGTAACAGACAATATGGAATTCCCTGTTTATGCAATGACGGCAAGAGACGAACTTATGTTCAAAACTCCTGATGCATTACTTAACGGGCAATCTACAGTTGATGTTATTCAAAGCTGTGTACCTAGTATCAAAAACGCTTGGGACGTACCAACGCTTGATATTGACACACTATTGGTTGCTATTAGAATTGCCACATACGGGGAGAAATTAGAATTAACTTCTAAGATCCCAAGTACAACACTAGAACGTAAATTTGATCTAGACTTAAGAGTAGTACTCGACAAGTTTCAAAATGTTTCGTTTGAAGATATGATTACAATAGATGATCTTACTCTTACAGTAAGACCACAAACGTATCGTGAGTTTACAAAAGTTGCAACTAAAACTTTTGAAGAACAGCGTATTGCTTCAGTCATACAAGAAAAAGATATGTCAGAAGAGCAAAAATTAGAAATCTTTAATCAAGCATTCCAACGCTTAACAAGTATTACAGTTGATATGGTCATGCAAGGAATTGTATCGATCCAAACAGGTGAAGATGTTGTAACTGACAAATTACACATTCAACAGTTTATACAAAATGCAGACAAGAAGTTTTATGCTTCTGTTGTTGAAAGTATGGAAGATCAAAAGAAAAAGTTTACGTTAGAGCCAATCACAGTTGATGCAACTGACGAAGAAAAAGAAGCCGGTGCTCCTGATAAATGGGAAATGCCAGTTGCTTTTGATCAATCAAATTTTTTCGTATAAGGATAGCTTCTAAG